TTATCCAATCAAATCAATTATCCTACTTAATACTACTTTTGTTTTTTGTTCCAGAATCTCAATTTTATAGTAATTTGTAGAAATTTCTGCTAACAATTTATCTATCTCACTTACATCATTTTGCTTTTTTTCTTTCAGAATTTTATTTATATCTACAGAAAATTTAATACGGGCATACATTTCTTTATCCTTCAAATTGTGTATAGTAATTGCAGATAAAACAAACTCCAAATCATATTTAAACGGAACGTAATACCTTCTCATATTTTGTTGTTTATGATTTTTCTTTGTATCCCTTATATTAGTAATAATCGAATATATAACCGTATCTAATAACACAAATTCTAACAATGCTTCTTTGACAAGAGAAAAAACATAATCTGATTGTGATACATTTACACTATATGTAAAAACACTTGTAAAAAATAGTAGTATATATATAGCATAACGCAACACATTAATACTTATTAATGCTTCGACCGGCTTAAAAATCAGTGCCACAGATTTATTTCCAGTAACTACTTGAATAAATTTTTTAATCATTCTTAACAAAAAAGATAAGATATATGGTATCGATATTAGAAATGTTATCATTGTCAAAAAAATAGAATACTTCTCTTGTCCTATAAACTCACCATAAGTCAATGCTATCCCCGAAGACGTACAAATCTTTTCAACAAGAAACACAAATAGATATGTTCCATATCCAATTATATTTTTCAACAACATAGATGAAAAAAATACAAAATATAAAAGCGCAATCACTATTGCTATTGTAACAGTGAATAATGGTAATACTACTTGAGATATTAAAATTAACTCAGTAGCAAGAAATATAGCCTGCCCCCATGTCAAAACATCCTCATCATTTTTTCTATTTCGAGCGAAATATATAATAAGCAATACCAATGCTGCAAAAACAATAACACCAGAAATGATATACCACTTACTCATAATCTGTGCTAATTCGTCCAATATTTCTGGATTAGAAATATTTTCACTAAATATTTTTTTTAGTAGCTCTATAAAATCAATATTTATATAAGCTAACACACAAGATAGTATCAAACCAATAGGTGTCGCTAAAGCCAACATGCCGTATTTTATTACGCCACTTTTCCTAAAACTTTCTATCTCTTTTTCATTAAATACAACTAATTTCATAATATTTCCTCCTACAACGTAAGCACTTAATTTTCAGGTATCATAGAAAAATATCCGACTGCCTTCTGGTAGTCGGAATTTTCTTATAATCCCCCAATACTTACTTCTTTAAATTTGCTGCCCGGCGCTTGATTTCTGCTTTTACCTCTTCATTCCATGGTGCAAGCTGTTCGAATTCCTTATCACTCATTCTATCATTCGGACGTTTTTCCAGCAGATAGGTTAGATAGTGATAGACGTTTACTCTATCCGGGCTGTCGCAGAACAGCCAGTTTTTTCGCTTATGTGCTTAAAAACATAAGCGAAATTATGTGTTCTGACAGCATCGAAGGTGGTATGTTTTGCTTTGATGTCTTCCTCTAAACGGAAAAGTTCTATATATAGGATTCCCTGTACGGCTGGCTGGTTGTAATCCAGTTTCTTCCCTTGGGGAACTGCATCGGTTAGATACCTGCGGATATGCGCCCAGCAGGCTGTCCGTTTTATATCTGGAACTTTGTTGTAGCCGCTATAGCCATCACACATGAGATAGCCATGAAATCCATCTAAAAATTCTGCGGCTGTATTCCCACTGCGGGTTTCTGAATATTTATATAGTATGATTGGCGGCCCGTCATCCTCCCCACTCTGGAATAGCCACATATAAGACTTCGTCTGCGCCCGGTGACCTGCCTCATGCAGTACCTGAAGGGGTGTCTCATCTGCCATCACAAAACCCCTTTCTAAAAGTTTCCGATGAAAATATTTATACATTGGATGGAAGAATGCTTCTGAATTCCGGATTACCCAGTTTGCCATTGTTGCCTGGGTGATAGAAGCACCATACTGCTCCCAGTCTTTTTCCTGACGGTAGTATGGCAGGCTGTTACAGAACTTCTGATACATTACCCACGCAACGGGACCCTCAGAAGCCATTCCATACAGCATATGGGCTTTTCCATCTTTTCCTTTTTTGATTGTAGGGAAATCCTTTCTTTTACATTCTGGGCAGCTGTAGCTGATACTGCAATATTCAACCACCTTCAGCTGTGCCGGTATAAATACCAGTTCCCGGCGGACGAATTCTTCCCCGATTGATACCAGACCGGCACCACAGACAGGGCATTTCTTTTCTTCAAGATTAAGATATTCCTTTGTCACAGGGATTCCTTTATAGCGTTCTACATCGGCAGCCCTGGCTTTTCTCCTTTTTGTTTTTTTCAGGAAGGGAAGCTGCCATTTCTTCTGCCTCTGCTGCAGCAGGATACTGTTCTTTTTCTGCCTCATTAAAAAGATTCTGTTCCTTAGGAGGTGCAGGTCTTTTTTCGCTGGATGTACCAAAAAGTTTCTGGCGTAGAAGACGGAGTTCCTCCTTAAGATTATCCCTTTCCTGTGTAAGGGATTTTCCCGTTCATTTGCTGCATCGACAGTTTCCTGAAGGGTCTTTATCAGATTTTTCAATTCAGCGACCATGTCTTTCAATTCACGAAGCTGGATATCTTCGGAACTGTCTGCCACTGTGTTTACCTCCTGTCTTTCATAGATCTATTATAGCAGAAAACAGGAAGTGCTGCTAATAAAAGCAGCTCTTTTTTACATCTGTTTACCGTGTACGGATGGCTTTGGGCTGTTCGATATCAATGCCTGACATCAGGCAGTCGAATTCCCTCCATGTGAGATTGCGTACTTCAGATCTATCCCTCGGCCATCGGTAAGAACCCTTGGCAGTGAGTCTTTTATAGATCATGACAATTCCGTCCGGTTCTTTCAGGATAGCTTTTATCCTGTCACATTTCCGTCCGCAGAACAGATAGAGGGCATTGTCAATCTTCATGGAGAACTGGTCTTGAATAATTGCACACAATCCGTCAATGGATTTGCGCATATCGGTTCTTCCACATACGATATAAATGGCATCAACATTTGAGATATCCACTAACCTAATGACTCCTTGAGGGATTCTATTAAAGTTCGAAGAAGCGCTGGATGAACAGAATTACTCAGATGGATAAGCAGCCCTTTTGTTTTAATCTCAATAGTGTGTGGGGCATCTGTATACACAGGCTCACTCTCCTGACCGTAAAGTGGCTGTGTAGAAATATCCTCTGGCTCTATGGCAATCTGGACAACATCCTGCATAATAAAAAACAGGCAAATTATTCCATAATAAATATATATGGTAAATAATTTGCCTGTGCATCTGAGTTTCTTCTATATAATATAATATCATTTTTATCTTTCGAATTTTATCTTAGTTTATCTTTGTCGTATTTAATATAATTAGAGTCCAGTATCGATTTCAAGACCATTTTTTAGAAAAAATCGCACGTCTTGTTTGGTATATACTACGATTTCATATACAAGGCCACTCCAAAGGAATTCGTCAAACTCTGAAATCGTTTCATTTTGTTTCTTAAAGGTGCTGATAAAATTATCAAATAATTTACCTTGAAGATCTTTTTCTTTTATTTGCTTTGAGAGTCTATCTATCTCTGACGCAATGGTATCATATTTTCTTTTTAATCTGAAATATTCTTTATTATATTCATCTTGATTTAATGATACTTTACTATTTTGAATTACTATATTATTTATTTGTTCTACAACAGTATTAATTTCTGCAGTTTTATCTTTTAATTCCATAGTAAGACTATTCATATCACAAATAGTTTTTTTCATCTCTTCTGTATTTTTTATTATTTCTTCCTTTTCAGAAATTAATTGATTGACAACTTGAACGAAGAGCTGTTTGATTTCATACTCTGAAAGATTAGGAGTTTTACATCTATTTTTATATTTTTTGTTACATTGATAGATAGTTTTTTTATATTTGGTATTTGAATTCCATACTTTAGAACCATACCACCCCCCACAATTTCCGCATTTTAATATAGATGAAAAAATACTTATTCCACTATATTTTTTTATCTTTTTTCTCCTGTAAAGTTCTAATTGTACTTGGTCAAACTGTTCTGCGGTAATAATCCCTTCATGATGGTCTTCTATGTAATATTGGGGGATTTCTCCATTGTTACGAACACTCTTATGTGAGAGAAAGTCTTTGATATATGTTTTTTGAAATAAAAGATCTCCTTTATATTTCTCATTTTTTAAAATTTTAAGGACTGAACTATTAGCCCATTTTTCTTTTCCTCCAGGAGTTTTTATTCCCATCTCGGTTAGGTCTTTTGCTATTCTATAAGCAGAAAATCCTTCAAGAAATTTTTCATAAATATATCTCACTGTTGCTGCCTGTTCTTCATTGATAACAAATTCTCCATTAGGTCCTCTATCATAACCTAAAAAGGTATTAAAAGACAATGAACCTTTTCCATTAGCAAAAGCTCTTCTTTTCCCCCATTTAACATTTTCTGAGATAGATCGGGATTCTTCTTGAGCTAGAGAACTCATAATGGTAATAAGCAATTCTCCTTTTGAATCAAATGTCCAAATATTCTCTTTCTCGAAATAAATTTCAATACCGTTTTCTTTTAATTCTCGGACTGTTGTGAGTGAATCAACGGTATTTCTAGCAAACCTGCTAACTGATTTAGTTATAATTAAATCTATTTTTCCTGCGAGAGCATCAGCAATCATTTGTTTAAAGCCATTTCGTTTTTTGGTTGTTGTGGCGGTTATACCTTCGTCAGTATATATACCAGCAAATTCCCATTCCGGATTTTTTTTAATATACGCAGTATAGTAATCAACTTGAGCAGCATAACTCGTTGCCTGCTCTTCAATATCTTTGGAAACTCTGGCGTATCCTGCAACTTTTCTTTTTTGTGGATTTTTAAGAGAAACAGAGTCATACAAATTTAATGTAGCAGGAATTGTAGTTACTCTTTTTCCCATGTAATCACCTTTCCTTCTTTAAAATAGAAATCTATCCTATCATTATAAATGATAGCCTTTTCTATATTCTGAGCAAATAATCCTTCACATTGTGGTTCATTGAAAAGAGATTGTGTGGCTTTTCTTATAACGTCATCAAATTCTCTTTGCCCAGGACATTTTCTGCAGCACCATATTTTATATCTCTTTTTTTGCCCATTAATACTTAATGTTCTGGAATCAGCTTCAAGCATTTTACAACAATTTCCGCAAAATAATCTACAAGAAAATCCACTATATCCTTTCGTATAAGTTCTTAAAATCTGTTTCTTTTTTCCATCTTTTAGATTGAACACAATATATGCATTATCAATTGTAATAAGTTTGACTTCTCTTCTTACTAAATCTTCTTTAAATTCATTGACAGCTAATGCTTTTGTTGCTGCCGCTTCTAGTTCTATTTCATAAATATCTCGAAAATCACATGCAGCCATACCTTTCCGATCCTTAGCATTACAAACCCATTTTTTGCCGTATCTTGTCGTTCGTCTACATACAGAACATCCACAATTTCCACATTTGACAATACCTGAAAATGCAGTCAATCTAGGATTTTTGTTTGGCATTGCTTCCGCTCTCTCTTTTTTAATCTGTAATGCTTTTTGGAAATCTTCTTTAGAGATTAAAGGTTCGAACATGTTTTCTACAGCATACATTGGCAACTCACCTTTATTTTCTTTCCGAACATGATTTTGTGTAAAAAACCATTTCTGCAACAATAATGTTCCCGTATAAGAAATATTTGAAACAATATACCTAATAGTAGAATCATCCATTGGTATTCCTGTTTGTCCCTTAATTCCCCTTTTTTTTAGGGCCTTTGCTATACTATAAGCAGGCTCCCCGTCAAGATATCTTTTGTATATTTCTTTTACAATTGCTCCTTGTTCGGGGACGATGCTGTAACTGTTTCCATTCCATTTATAACCATATGGAGCTTTATATCCATTTGGTTTTCCTACTTTGAAGCCTTTACGAATTCCCCATTTTATATTTTCAGATGTGTTTTCACTTTCTGCTTGGGCATAAGCGGCCAAAAACGTGAGAAGTAATTCTCCCTCCTGTGATATAGAGTGAATATTTTCTTTTTCAAAATAAACGTCTACTCCTATATTTTTTAAATGCCTTATAGTGTTCAAAGTGTCTACAGTATCTCGGGCAAAACGGCTAACCGATTTCGTAAGTATAAGGTCAATTTTCCCGTTATTGCAGTCATCTATTAAACGATTGAATTCTTTACGTTTTTTTATGGATCTGCCGGTAATCCCTTTATCGGCATAAACTCCTACATATTTCCAATTTGGATTCTTTTGAATTAATGCACTATAATAATTAACCTGTGCTGAAAAAGAATACTGTGTCATTTCTGTTAGAGCAGATACTCGTGCATATGCAGCTACTTTTTTCTTTTCTATTTGCTTGGGGATCATCGCTTCTATCTTATGTATTTTTGACATAAACTTCCTCCTTCTTTTTACAATAAAAGTCATTAAACTTTTCTATTTATCTGTTTATTTTATCTTATCATTTCCATACTAATATAGCAAACATATATTCCAAATATACGTTTGCTATTTATATATAGTATGTCAGAAATTTACTTCTATTAGAAATTTGGACGAGTTTTATATTTTCTGTCGAAGAGAAATGTTTATTAATAGAGGAGATGATATTTTATACTTATTTTGAAATAATTCCCCAATTTGTTTAAATTCTTCAGTTGTGATAATTTTTTGTTTTAATAGTTGATATGCAACAATCATCGTTCCATAATATTTTTTTTCATTTTCACATGATTTGTTTTTTATTTTCATCACCCCCAAATCTTTCGCGAATATAGCAATTGTGCGAACAATATTTCCTTTCTTTGTTCCCATAAGAGATAAATTCCTTTTTGCAATGTCTGCATATTAAATGATAGTATGCTTTACGCCTTACTTTATCTGGATGTTCATTCCACCATTTATTTCTACATATATCTGAGCAAAATTTTTTTGGTTTTCTTCCTAATTGCTGCTGGATATCTGTTCCACAATACAAACACTGATGAAAGGGTTCATTAATAGAAGCTGGTGCTTTTGCAATACCCCCAAGTCCATGTCTCTTACAATATGTCTTAACGGTATTTTCATTTATTTCTAGCTTTTGGGCTATCTTTTTATAACTATATCCAGCATTTCTAAGGTCACGAATTTGTTGACGTTGAATATCATTCATTAAAATTTAGGTGAAAAATATCCTGAATTTTTAATCCAAAGAAAAATTCACCACCGTCTTTAAACGGTCCTCCTTTTTGTAATGTAATTCTATTGTTATTATTTAGATACCGCTTTTTTATTTAACATAAGAACCTTATATCTTCCGCCTTTATGTTCTAACACTTTGTATGTTACTCCCTTTTCTGTCCATGTATAATCGGTCAAGTTTACTTCCTGACCAAACGGAGCATAAGATTTTTCATTAAGATGATTGAGCATCCGTTCAAAATCAACTAATGTTAACCTGTTGTTACAAGAACGACCCTCATGATTTGTTCCATAAATAGATTTATATTCGGGGCAAGAATAAAACAAAGAATGCGGTCCTTCTTTTAATTGCATTTTATGACTGAAATCTTCTCCATGATTACCACAAAGTAAAGTTACAGTGTTCCAACTATCTGTTTTTATCATTATTTTCACATCCTTTCATTAATAGTATGATAGAATGTAAAAAGACCCATTGAATTTTCTTCAATAGGTCTTCATTATAATTAATGTATTGTAGGTGTATTATTTTTTGGGTGCGGCCAATTTATAGAAAAGAATATTTTTTTCTTTTTTATAAACATAAATGTTAGTCGCTTTTTTTAGACGTATTGCCTCCTGTAAGGCGTTAGTTATATATTGCGGATAAAAATAGATAAGATATTCCTTATTGTTAATCAAACAATTAGACAGGAAATAATCTTCGTATCCCTGCAGTTCTCCAATGATAGCAACAACCTCATACAATTGAGGTCTTTTATTGGATTGTGTAGCAGAGTTTGTTGATACTGGAGCATTAGAAGATTTTGAAAAATTTTCTTCTGGTTGTTCTGAGCTAACTAGCCCTGGACTTTCTGGTATATACTCCTCTGGCGGAACAGTATTATATGTATTTCCTCTTCGTTTTTGCATTTCGTCCAGTATTTTCTCTCCTCTTGGAACAATATCCTGAGCAATAATATGACGGTATTCCTCCATATAAGTATATGCCTTATCAATAAAATCTAAGAAATCGATATCATTTATTCGCATCGTCTTCTTCAATGCAAAAATCTCGATAATCAAGTTTAGTTTGACCAATCATATCTTGGAGATATTCGTCTGCTATATCCAAATATGACCGAATGATTTCTGCCAGTTCCTGTAAAGTATCTGCATACTCTCTTAGGTATTCAGATGGTTTTGCTGATGAATTTTCGTCCTTTTTGAATCCTTTCATTTCTTTTTTTATCATATCATCTAAATTAAAAATTTCTCCCATTAAATGCTCCTTTCGATATTTTCATTGTGATAACCGACAGGCAACTGAAGCTGCCAGCGGTTTTCTGCGTGTGTTTGATAATAGCAGTTTTTTCAGTACAAAATCTCCCTGAATATACTCAGGGAGATTAACAAAGAAATGAAATAAGGTTATAGCGGGGAATGCCTTATTTACATCCTATTATTAGTATGATAGAATCAAGAAAAATAAATCAAAGCTAATTTTTCGCATATGTTCCAAATTCCCTATATATTTCTTTTGCTTCTCCCACATCTGCATCTGGAAGATACTTTTCGATGTATTCTCTCAAAGTGATTTTCCTATGATTGATTTTAATTTCTAGTTCGTTTTCTTCTGTAAAACTCCCTGGACTCAAATGTTCCATATACATTACTATAGATGCTTTTTGTGTTTTAGATAACCCAGAAAGAAGTTCTGCAAATTCTTTTGTGTCAGCAATAAAATTACGTTTTGCCTCTTGCGTCACAGGGATATTATTTCTTTTGCAATCTTGCTCATTCATATACTCAAAAAACAGTCCATTCATTTCCATAAGAGCTTTCCCTCTGTATTCTTCGTCTAGTTCACAAAAAATTTTTATCAAATTATTGATTTGCTTTGGATCTACATTCATAAAGTCTGTCCTCCTTTTCTATATAGTATAACAGAAATCTCATGCATTCAATTTTTCTGTATAATTATTTTACGGAGCAATTCATCATAAAAAGGTGGAGATTTCTTTCCAATGTCATTTAGTTAGAGACATTGGATTTCTTTCTCCACCTTTTCCATATCTGTTACAAAGTCTTTCTATACGAAAATTTCTTCTTTTGTTATTCCGACTGATTCATCAATATCAATCAAATTGTCGGGATATATTGAGTCCATCATATTTCCCTGAAAAAGCATATCACCATCGTAAACTAAACTTAAAATACAATATTCCAATTTGTCAAATACAACTTTTCCTTCAACATAATCATAAAATTTTCCGTTTACACAGATTTGAACAGGCGTAACCTTTGTTACTTTCCCTTTTATAATCCTGCAGCCTTCTAAAAAAGTATCATATGTAATCTTATCTTGATGTTCAGCATTAACCGGGAATACAATTTCTTGTCCAATTAATTTCCTGTCAATGGGTATTGCCATTAAATCTAGCCAATCGCTTAACATGACATATAAATTTTCTATCTCTCCATTTAAGCAATCCTCTTCTGTAATATTTCTTTCTGACCATCTGATAAACCATCTATGATATCTGCTTAAATCTACCTTTAATTTCCTCATCACTTTTTCCTTTCATTGGATTCCCAGTAAACAATGTCATAATCTTCTGCATCAACAACTTTAATACCATCAGCTGCTACTTCCTGTCCATTGACGCATAACATCTTCAAATGACCATTCTCAAGTAATGGCAGCATGTTTTTTGCAAGTACAATTAAGTGGCTCAAACTTGTTTTAATCCACAGCCTGCATCCTTTATGCAGAGGCTGAATGCCGGTATTTCTTCCGGCAGGGCTTCACTTCATGTCAGCCGCCCACCACTGACGTTACACGAATGACAGATTTTATAAAAAGATTTTTTGTTAAACCAGTCTGATACTCACAGTATGAATTTGTAGAAATGTAGTGGCCAATGATTGCATATCTATGTATACTTTTTCCTTACCTGAAAGCCCAGAAAACAAATTCTTTTCGTGTTAAATTATCCCTTACGACTCCTTTTAGATACTGTTCCGAATTTTTTTCATGGTACAACTTAAATCTTTCCATTGCTTTTTCCTTACTTGAAAGCCCAGAAAGATAAGGATGCATTTTTTCTTCCTTATCTACCAGAAATAGGTCATACCCTTTTCTTGTAAATTTATCCAGTTCATCATTCATGATTTCTTCATAAGCGATTAGACACTCCCCATAAAGAGCAGCCATCTGTCGAATACTCTCCTTATCTGTAAGCAGAGTCTTGATTGTCCCTAACGAGACAAGATCAAACTTATCCGTTAAACCATAGTATCCTCTGATATAAAGGCTTAGATAATATCCTTCATTACTGCCTGGCTGCAGAGTGAATACAGGATTAAACTCATAATTATAAAGTCCTGTTTCATAACGGTCTTCCAGTTCATAGTCTATAATACTGGACGGCCATTTATCAGATTTTTTAACTTTTTTAATAATCTCATTAAATAAGTCCTGATTCGTGATTACATCTTTTTCTTTTTTAATCTCTTTCAACATAATCTTTCTCCTTTTGTTATTTCATCGGTATACCTTTTCTATATAGGATGGCAAAAATCTTGCTTATTCGATTTTTCTGTAGAAATATTTTTTATCTAACTTGAACAGAAAAGCCATTATTGCAATACCCATACTCATCAGAAAGCCAATCAGAAATCTCATCAAGATAGTCTTCATCTTCCGCAACGGAAGCGAATTGAAGAGGAAGAGCTATTTCCTGTGGCAATGAAGCAAATAATTCTTCATCCCCGTCTGTATCCCATTTGATATTGACAATATTATACTGTTCTGTTTTTAATATAGTAGCCATGTTTTTATTCATTTTATTATATGCGGGATATCCCCATCCTGGTCAAGCCATCAGGGGATATACTAATATTCTATTTCCCGCTTTCCTCCTTTTTTATTCTAAACATGTAATCTGAAAATCGAATGAACTGCTTCTTCTACACCAAAATAACGAAATACATTTGATTTAATTACACTGAAAATATCTTCGTTTTCGACCTTTGGTGGCAATATAATTTTCTTTACATTATCATTTGGCGTAACAAATGCAGCTTCATCTTTTTTTTCCTGTGCTAATTTGTTTTTTGCATATTCTGGAAAATAAGAAAGTTCTTTAATGATTTTTCTTACAGAAAATTTTGTTTTGTTAATAATATTCTCAGCGTATTTTTCTCCAATTAGTTCCAACAATTCTCCATGTAATTCAGGGGATTTTATGAGGTTGAAACCTGCCTTCCTTTCGAGTTTTCTATAACATTTTTGACAGTTTTTTGTTATTTTTTTATAGTCACATGCGGCGATAAGAACATCAATATTATCCATACTTTTTATCATCTCATATTTCCTCCTTTTATTTTTCTACTGGAATTTTACACAAGCAAACACAAAATGCCCCATCATATGTGTCTTCTTTTTCGTTGTAATTTACTGCGAAAAACAAACACTTTTCAGAACTTTTCGAAGGCAGAAAAGTATATAATATTTCCCTTTCATATGACTCTTTTCTTTTACTTATCTCCCGTTTTGCTGTTTCTAGTGATGAATATAATTTCATCTCACATTCCTCGATACAGTCAACATCATCTATTGCGTAATTTTTTTCATATACGAGATACATATTCATAATAATTTTCCTTCTTTCTTTTATTATTCTGTTATGAAATCAAATAATGTAAGTTGTTGTCCTGGTTCAAAATACTTTTCAGGTATTTTTATGTCATCCTTATACCAATCAGGTGCAAAAAGAATATTTTTTGGAAATGCATTAATATTTTCTCTGATTTCATCCTGCGAGAGATTTTTTAGAAAAATAGCATTTTTACAATTAGTAAGCACCTCTTGCATATCAGCCCGTCTTCTAAATTCAGGCTCTATATACTTTAATAACCATAATTTGGAATTCGAATTATGTTCCCTGCTCATAACATGATCAATGATTTTTTGAGTCTGAAACTCTTCAAAATCACTTGGCAAGATATGCCCTCGCGTTTCAAGATAAGCGAGCACATGATCCTCATCCTTTAATTTTGATGGAATATCGGAAAGGGAACAGCATTTTTCTGGGGTCCACGCCTGCTCCTGATATTTCTCCGGCAGATCTGAAACTTTATAAAACAGGTTTCTATCAATTACTTTTTCCCAGAAAGAATCTGTTTTCATATTTTCTGGGATATATCTCAGAGCAGCAAAAGAATTCGATTCCATCGCAATAAGACAGAGTTCTTCATCTATTGCATTTTTAGGAACCTGTTCAATATTTGTTCCTCTTTTTGAAACAAAAGTTTTATAAACTTCTTTTGTTCGCCATGCAGTAGGGATGATTTTTAACTCGTCAGTATGCCCCGCAACCGCAACAGCTAATTCTTCGTCCCAGTAACTTTCAGGTATCTTTCCACCAAATTTCCCTTCTTCTCTCTGGATACATTTTAATAACAACTCTTTCGAGATAGTGTTTAAATGAATACAATTTAAAAAACTGTTTTGTCCATGATCAGATAATATTTCATAAAATTTATCTATCTGATATCGTTTCGGCAAGTATTCTATCGCTGCAAAATGCTTTAAGCAGCACAACAAAGATACTTTAGCTGTCTTTAACTCATCGGGGATTGTCTCAAATAGATGGCATGGTCCGATATAAGACTTTGAATTTTTAAGAGTAAACAAAATTAGTTCTTCTGAAAGAATATTTTTGTATTTTTCTGGCAGAATACGGTAATAATAACCATCTGCCTTACAAAGATTTTCCCAATATACAGCACTTTGGCATTCTTCCGGTATGCATATTCTGTCATAGTAAGCCCCTTTATCCGCTAGTTTCTTACTAAACAAAATAGCCAATTCTGAATTCCAACGACTTTCTGGTACATCGTGCATCATACTCTCATCGTATAAAAGACATTCTGCCAGATCTTCATCTGATAAGATATCGTAAAAATTATCTGGAAAGTGAATGTAATGCTTTCTTTTTACAGCATCTAAAATTTCTTTCGATGATGGATTCTTTTTAGTCCGGATAACTTGTGGATAATAAGGAAATACTTCATTGTATAATTCTTTCTGTTTCTCCTCAGATAACTTAAAATATAAGTTAACGAAATCCTGCCGGCTAAATTCGATTGGCATCATTCCTTTCACAATATCTGCAGCTTCTTTAGCAGATAGGGAAAATTGTTTTTCATTAATCGTTATTTTAATATTTTTCTTGTTTTTTACAAAGTATTCTTCAATGTCACCTCCATTAAGTAACCAGACCTTTAAACCATCTAGTTCTCCATTTTCTAAGGCATATCTTATCGCAGCCTCTTTTCTTGTCATTTTTATTCCTCCTTTTTTGTTGAATTACACAAAAAAAGACAAACAGATATGTAATTACACTCCATTCGTCTTTAAATATGTTCACTATTAGTATGGTTGATTACCAGAAGAATAAAAATTATGTTTCCATTTTTGCTTGGAAATATTTTATATATATAGCTCTCAAATTATTATCAAAAATAAAATTCTTCATAAAATTACTATTTATAAACTTATCACTCTTTATTTCTTCTATATCCTTTTCTTCTATATGCTTTATTCCAATTCCCTCAGATATGTCTGCTGGAATTCTATTCAATATTTTGGCACATTTATAATAATACTCTAACTCTAATGGTTGAATCCAACCTTTTGCCTCTTTCTCCTTCATCAACTTATAAATCTGAAAAAACTCATTACACCAGTCTGGACTTTTCTTCTGATGGAATAACTCCGTTGCACGTTTAAAAAGCATACGATAACTTTGGGGGGCTATCTTCCCCATATGATGATATAACTTCCATGCTTCCTGTTCATCCTTTTCTTCCACTTCAAGGAAATGTGCTAACGCGTAATAAACAAAAGCGCTGTACTTATTATCCCCTTCTTTATCCAATACCTCTTGCATATATAACTGTCCCTGATTCCAAAACTTTCTTCTGCTTAAACCAACCAGACTTGCAAGTACATTCCCCATAGAAAATGCTTCATCTTCAACAGATAATTGATGTGCCACTTTCATTATAATTCCATCATCAAAAATTCTTCTAGTTTCTTTTGATAAACAAATTCTGTTAATCTTCCTCATACAATTCAGATAAGCAAACTTTCGATACGAACTCCCCTTCAGCTTTGCCCCTTCTGTATATATCATATCCATACATCCATTTAGAATATCTATCTGCATAAGTTTCATATCATCGCTAAACTGATCTAAAAACAAATGCGTTAGATAATTATTATAAGCAAAATCTGATCCTACAAATGCCTTGCATATCTTTTTGAAATCTTGTATGTACTCTTTATCCCATTCAAAAAGCTCTGCTATCTTTGATAGTAATTCCCTCTCTATCTTCCATCCAAGTCTCTTTCTTTTATCCCTGCCAGACAAGTCCGAATATCTTTGTAAATCAGAAAACATTACAGAGAACCTTGCTTTAAGCTTGCTTAAACACGCAGCATCTTCATCCAAAATGATATTGCAATCAACTATATCTTCATCTAGCATAGTATCGGAATATTTTGTAATATATTCACTGGTGTAAACTCCGCAAAATTTCCAGAACTCTTCAATATACACCGCCTGAACAGCTTGGCTTTCTTTTCTTATGATCCTAACAGAATATAAATTTCTCATATACACCTCATGTATCCTACTTTTTTTGTTTAACTCAACTAGCGAGAAGTCTCCCGCCTCTACAGGCGGAGAGAGGAATCACTATTTATGCCATTAGCCAGTTACCATTGGGATGTAACCGTTTCAGTTTTAATAATGGCCATTGTTTATATGTTTTTCCGGGCTGTGATACATAGCAGCCGTTTTTATCCACCAAGTAGACACTTGTTCCAGTAAAGCTGCAGATAAATGAATGAAGTTCGTGTTCATCCTTAAGGATCACTCTGTCCCCACAGGTAACTCCAACACCAATATGTTTTGATTTCCAGCCGGTATCTATTATGCGGAGACTGAATGCTAATATTTCTCTTCATATCTATGGAAGAAATCTCATGTATTTAATTTTTCTATAGAATTATTTTTTATCTAACACGAAAAAGATTTTCTGTTAACAAAATACATGCCCCCTCCCTACATTCTTGCATTCCATAATTTATCTATGTCTTGATAATTAGTGCCGATTTTTTTTGAAAAGTATGCATAAAACCTTAATTCATACGGAACCTTTTCTTCTAATTTATTCTCTATCAACATCAATGTTCTTGCTTTTAAACATTTCATCACATCTTTTTGCAATGTAACAATATTTATACGCTCCAACCATTTTTTACATTCTCTATAATATTGAAAGCTATTAACCTCTGGTAACCTATGAAAATGTTTCAATATAATAGATTCAAATTCCGCTTTACGTAACACTTGGAACATTGCTCCATATGACAGATTATCTCTATTATAAAAAGCTTTTTTTCTACAAATCAGTCTTCCACTTGCAGTTAGTTCATATATTCCAACTTTTTGATCTTTTAAAAATTCTTTTACATGTGGTAATTGTTTATTTCCAACCACAACATAAATATAACTAAATACTTTATAATAATCTTTTAGCTGATTCTCTAATCGAATTAGATTATCTAAATCTGTTTTTATTTCGTATACTACTCCACGATCATTAATCATAATAAAATCTGCTTTTGAATTACCAATAGGCAATTCAGTAAGTGCAGCTGCATTATACAAATCATGTTTTTTTATAAGCAACTGGTTAAGTATTGTATTTTTATAATAATACTCATTTCTATATTCATAATTCATGAAATGATATATTTCGCTTATTGCTTCACCAATCGTTGCATCATCCGTTTTTACATATCTCCTTACGCACTCAAAAAAAGAGTCGGGAATACTATCTTCGCTTATCATTCTATCCAAATACGGTACTGTAAAAATTTTGTTAACTATATATGTATCAAATTTTTTCATAGTATCCCCCCTTTCAAATTCGATCATAAGCATTGGTTATCTGTCTTGACTGCTTATACAGAAAGTCTTTTCGTTGATTGGCAACCTTAAGCCTCTGTTTATTGCGATTGTTTTAATCATTGTTTTAATCCACAGTCGGTAAGTTTAACGAAGCCTGAATATCGGGAAAATCCGACTGTTGCTTAAGTCTCTTGTCAGTGGGGGATACCAATCTCTCTCCGCCCGCCACTGACGCTTAGTGAATTTTAGATAATTCCTCCCCTACCTACTGATGTTGAAGAAAAATAATAAGAATCAAAAATTTTCTTCTATAGAAAGTATGATATATTAATTAATACAACCCGTTTTTCTGTGGAAAATATTTTTAGAAAGTATTCAGCCACAGACAACGAGATGTTAAATATGTTCATGTAACTGAGGAGGTCCAAATGGTTGATTTTCTAATTTCATAAGGGTATTATATCTTGTAATATGTTCATCAGGAGTAATCCTATCGTTCATCAGATCATCTTCCAACTTTTTATATGCTGCATCCAATTCTTCTCTGGAAAAATCCCTTTTATCTAACACGAAAAAGATTTTCTGTTAACAAATTTCTAATTTTTCGTCCAACACCATCCATATCTATTCCGGAAATTAACTATATCATTTGCCGAGATTGAATTTACCATTTTCTCCATATAAGCATATGTCTGCGGGCAACATTTTTTTAAAATAATAGGATTGTCCGTATAATCACGAAAAGCCTCCGCAAAAAATTCAGAAGAAGTTCTTGTCACATATCCCTTGTTATAACCAACATAATTATTTTTCTCTGTATTATAGATACGCACAAACTCAGAAGATGTATCTATTTTTGAGCCATTTTTTCCTTTCAAACAAGATACAAAATGTCCCAACTCATGAAGAAGATAAGCCGACCTTCCATTTTTTAATTTTATCCAGTGATTTTGAATACTGAATACTCCAGTTGTTTTTAATTGTGAATCAATTTTAAAAGTAAATCCCAGTTCATCAAATGCATTATAAACTTTAGGATTCACATGCCCTTTTATATCACTGAATTTTGAAATCATAAATCCTCTGTCTAAACTATTTATATTTATAGAATTATTGCTGGTAGCTATTGTAGTTTTAGTTGTTTTTACAGTTGTTACAGTCTTTCTTACAACTGTTCTAATCTTAGAGCCTTTTTTTTTCAATATTTTTGTTGTCGTAACAGTTACCGTTTCTACTACAGTAGAGACTGTAACATTTTTAGATACCTTTTTCCTTTTTCGCGTCTTTGTTGTAGTTTTTGAAAAATTTTTCTTTGCCGTTTTCTTCATTCTTTCTTTTTTTGTTGTAACTTTTGTCGTCTTCTTGACAGTAATCTGCGGCGTAGAAGATTGTGTTAACACAGTTTTTTTCTTTCGTGGAGTAACCTTCAAATAGCAATCCGTTGGTATATTATAAGAATTTGGTGTATTTTCTTTCGCGATTACCTTATTACTCAGACATAAAAGAATAATGAGGCATAACATAAGATAAAATAAAGAAAGCTTAATTTTTTCTCTTTCCATAACAATTCCTCCAAAGTAATGAATCAAAGTGGTATATCGTTGTCATCAATAAAAATTGTTTTAATCTACAGCCGGTATCCTTTATGCGGAGGCTGAATGCCGGCATTTCTTCCGGCAGGGTTTCACTTCCTGTCAGTGGGGGATACAACTTCTCCGCCCACCACTGACGTTACATGAATTTTACAATTCATCCTACAACTTAAAGAGGCAGGAGAATCCTTGCTTTTTATAAAATCCTTCTACCTTTCATATATAGTATGTCAGGAATTTGGCTGGTTCGATTTTTCTGTATAAGTATTTCTAATTTCTTACCAGTCGGTCGGATTTTATGAAAAGATTTTTTGTTAAAGAAGAAACTCCAGCACATAAAACAAAGGTTAATAAGATGGCAATGAATGGATTTTTTTTCTCATAAAATCTCCTTTCTCCGTCATTTCCTAAACGGTAAAATAAAACAATTATTGTGGCATTATTAATATGATTGTTTTACTGGAGAAATAAAAAATAGAAAAAAATCCCGCCACAAATGACGGGATTTTCAATTACATTTAAAAATTTCTATGTAATTTTTTGGAGTCAAACTCTCTCTTGATTTTAGAATATTTACAAAAATTTCTCTTTATATCTTCCATTGGAGAATCTTCTGAGCATAAATTTCTGATAAAATTTCTTATATTTTTAATAATTATTCCAATATATTTCATATGTCTCTCTTACCCGATAGTGGTTTTATTCAGCTTCTGATTTTTTATTATGCAAATAAAATAATACGTTTCCCAAAGAAAGAGAGAATATTCGGCAATAATACATACTGCTATCCAAAAATATGGATTTATCCCTATACTTAATAAATGATATCCTCCATATATTCCAATTGTTAGTATAAGTGCTTCTATAAGCATAAACGAAGTTGCTTTATAAGCAGTGTATTTCGAAAATGTACGAATTATATGATCTTTAAGCATAAAGATTATACAAGTGGCCACAAGTAAATATAATTCTGGATTAAAGAAAAATTTTTGAATAAAGATTAAAAGAAAACCTGTCCAAACAAGAGCGATTATTAAATCGGTATATTCCATATATTCTATTTTCATGCGTTGATATATTTTTATAAAAATATATCTAAGCCCCATTAAAAATAGAATTCCGGTCTGATTACTTATATATGTTACAATATCATTGGCACTACAAAACATGATTATAGATACCATAATGGTAGTATGAATTGTCATTTTAAGTTCATTTGAAAATTCTTTGAAGCTTTCCGTTTCACAGTAAGCAAAGAGAATACCAGAAAAGAAAAACCATGTTGTTGTCCTCATCTGCAAATCATTATAATATAATGCCACAACATATACCGCAATATTAAGCCAAGCACTACATAACCATTTCTTCTCTTCTACCCCTTTAATCTTTTCATGAATCCATTTACAACTATTTCTTTGGTCATCAATTTGCTCTCGTAAAAAAACTTTACAGTAGCCACAATACCAGATATAAATAGTAAAAAAGATAATATTAACATACATAAATAAAGTTCTTACTGTACTTAAATAAATTGTCATGATAAATTCCTCCATTTATTATATAATTGAGATTTTGACTCGATATTTTAACCTCCTTTTCGTCAACAATTTATCTCAGATATATAATGATAGAACAAGCAAAACAATAACAAAAAGTCCTGAAAAGACAACTTTTTTCAGGACTAAAGGGTTAAGCATTGCAGTAGTATAAAAAAATATTATCGCCATTATATTTCTTAGAATCGTGTTCTTTCCAAATACTTTTTTGATTTACCGCTCGATTGCAAATCTTCTTTTTTTAATTGTTCGAAAAATTTTTTCTGCCTGCAGGGTTGATTCATCCCCTGACAACGATCCTTTTCCATACATATTCCGCATGGATTTCTCATCTTATCACTTCCTTATCTTTATATCATTGACATAGATCACCATTTTTTATAAGGACTTTTTGGTTTTTTATAAGAAGAGCCATTCTTTGTAAGAATAACCTTATTTTGCTCATCTTTAGTATATTTTTTGGAATTCTTTTTGTAATGCATCCTATATTTACGCAGATGAGTTCTTTTATACTTTATATACATAGTTTTAGAATTTTTCTTCCTGGTTTTATAAAGATACTCTGTATGGATAGTTTTCCAGTTTGTCTCATTCACATAAGTCTTTGTTGCTTTCTTCGAACTTGTAAGCGTTCCTAAATGTGCTGGTTCCCAACCGCCATAAGTCGGATATGCTGCTGGATCACTCGGACACATTGATACAATTGTTTTAATCCACAGTCGGTAAGTTTAACGGAGCCTGAATATCGGGAAAATCTGACTGTTGCTTAAGTCTCTTGTCAGTGGGGGATACCAATCTTTCTCCGCCCACCACTGACGCTTAGTGAATTTTAGATAATTCCTCCCCTGCCTACTGATGTTGAGGAAGGGGAACCTTATATTATTTTGTTAAATATGTATGATAGAGCGACGGTCTGTTGCGTCAACCGAGGGTATCATGACCTAAATATCGTAGTATCCATTTCTGAATGCTTAGTCTGGTGAACCATTTAACAGAAGTCCACTACCTTTAGGTGGTGGGTAGTTCACTTTGATTATCTCTTTTGACTCTTTTTATTAATATGTAAGCCCTCTTTCTATCTGAGAAAGAGGGCCTTAAAAGGAAAGATTTTATAAATCTATGTTTATTTTACCGTTAATCCCTCGCTAAAATAAGCTATCTAATGGCTAATCCTCTAAAAATCCTTGCATATGACTTTTTCATTTTCTTCGGTGCTTTAATGACCATCTTTTTACTTACTTTTGTAAACGCTTTCTTACCTGCTGTTTTTTTGGTAAGTTTTGCTGTTTTGATGGTTACCGTTTTTAATACAGGGCATTTGTAAAATGCATTGTTGCTGATACGCTTAACATTCGCTCCGATTACTACAGATTTCACTTTTTTATTGTTTTTTACAGCTTTTGCCGCTACAGAAGTCACCTTATATGTAACACCTTTACTTTTAACAGTTGCAGGAATCACAACTCTTTTTGCATTTTTCTTTGCCTGAATAAAGCTGACTTCCTTGCCTGCTTTTGTCACTTTGTAAACCTGACCGGAAACACTAAATCTTGTTCCAGCTTTTGCAACCGATTTTGCAGGATTTACAATTGTAGTATTATTTTTACCGCTTTCGGATGGCTTACTTGTCTCTGTAAGCTTCGGAATCTCTTCTGTTTTTGTTTTTTTACAATTGATACAGGTATATGTTTTTTCTCCGGCAGATGATGTTGTTGGTGCTTTTGTTACTTCTCCGTTATTCCAATGATGTCCATAAGCAGAAGTAACTTCTCCTTTAATAACGGTCCCACAGTCTGTACAGATAAAATCGCTTGTATATCCGTCTTCTTCACAAGTGGCATTTTTTCCTTCTGTATACTGCATCTGTGTATTATGCTCACAAATCGCAGGATCTTTGGTTAATTCATCCACCCGTTCCTTTCCACACCATTTACATTTACTTGTGATTGTTCCATAATCAATTCCATCATCTGTAATCACAGAATTTTTTACACTCTCAACATTGTAAGAGTGATCATCTTTAGGAACTACCACATCAGCATGTACAACTGCACCACAAATAGTACAAATTTCATCAGTTAACCCTGTCTCCTGACAAGTTGGTTTCTTTTTATAAGGATATGCCCAATCCAATGCCTCTTCAGGATGTGTGCATACAGTTTCCGCTGCAAAAGCTGGAATTGCACTTGTCAGTACCATAACTGTTAATAAAATACCTGCCAAAATTTTCTTTTTACTCATTTGATTTCTCCTTTTCTTTTAAAATAATTTTTCGTAATTGGGAAATTCTATTGTCTCTCCTTTCTTATCTCCCATCATCTTTGTTTTAATCTTCAGTTGGTATCCTTTATGCGGAGACTGAATGCCGATGTTTTTCCGGTGGGGTTTCACTTCATGTCAGTGGGGGATACCGTTTCTCCGCCTACTACTGACGTTACACGAATTTTACAATTCATCCCATAACCTAAAGAGGTAGGGGAATCCTTGCTTTTTTATAAAACTTCCTCCTTTCCTATATAGTATGACAGAAATCTTGCTTATCTGATTTTTCTGTATAAATTTTTTTATCTAAACTCTTTGTTTTAATCCACAGTCGGTAAGTTTAACGGAGCCTGAATATCGGGAAAATCCGACTGTTGCTTAAGTCTCTTGTCAGTGGGGGATACCAATCTCTCTCCGCCCACCACTGACGCTTAGTGAATTTTAGATAATTCCTCCCCTACCTACTGATGTTGAGGAAGGGGAATCCTTATATTATTTTGTTAAAACATCGGACAAATTTTATAAAAAGATAAAATTGTTACATACATAGTATGATAGAACGTAGTGAATTTTAATCCACACGCACGAGAAGATGCACAGCAAAACTTCAGTAAATCACTACTTCGTTTAGTTCCTTCTACATATAGTATGTCAGAAATCTCATGTATTCGATTTTTCTGTATAATTATTTTTTATTCTTAGAAAGTTGGACAGGTTTTATGAAAAAGATTTTCTGATAAAATCAAAATAATGACTATATAATTTACACTTCCTTGTCGTCATTCTTCGATTTAATAGCAGTATAAAATATTAAGAATGAAAATAAAAAAGGCCGGTTATTCCGACCTTTTGTATAATCATTATTGCTTTAATTAATTTTTTTTTGACGCAACCACTCAGTTACTTCCTCGATTGTATTTCCTGTAATCATTTCGAAACTTCCATCATCATGCTCCGTAAATGTCTGTTCCGATTCATATTCATCAATTAATTTATCCGCTTGAGATGCATTAGGATTATTAATCTTAACATAGTTTCTAATTTCATTCTTTAACTCTTCCTTCATAGTATATTTCCTTTCTAAGATCATTGTTTTATTGTTCTAATTTTTTTACTGTAAAATAAATCGCAGCACAATATTTATCTCCATCTACAAAAATATTATTGATTTCTACATTTAATTCATTGCTAACACGCTCAATGATATCATCTTCATTATACTCGACATCATATGCCGGACTATATAAAAATATTTCCTTGGTATCTTTTTCCATGTTAAATGTTAAAGATGAATCATCTTCCTGCTCTTGCATGAATTTTAATAAACTTTCAGATGTTGTTACGAAACATTTTCGTTCAAAAAATCTTGAATCCATATTTGATTTTCCTCCTATCTCTTGATAAAGCTCATCTTTATCATCACCATGGGAAACAACAATATAATTTATTGTTGTCCACTTTGCTCATCTCAAACAAATACGCACCATTCTGGCAGTAGTCATAGTAGTTGTCAACAATAGTTCGCTCTGGATATTTTTCATGAAAGATTCTCTTTGCTTCATCCATAGATACTGCAATGATGATTCCTTTATCACCATCACTGTTTTCGTAAGCAAATACTTTTTTCTTAGTGAACATATTATTTTTCCTCCAATCTTCTGTTGTTTTAATTCCAGTCAATGAACTGTTCAATCTCTTCTTTTTTAATCCCTATTCCATCTAAGAGAAAATCCAAAGTATTAACTGAATCTTCTTTATCCATTGATTGCATCCATACCCAATCAATAATATTGTAGATTATTTTCCTGCCGTTATTATCGATTGTAAAATTTTCTAAAATGTATTCCCAAAATTTCTTTTTCATCAAAATTTAGGCGAAGGATACCCCGGCTTAAGAACCCAGGGAGAAATTCGCCACCGTCTTCAGACGGTCCTCCTTTCAGTTAAATAATTCTTCCTTGTATCAACAAACATAAGTTTCTTTGCACTGATATTGCGTTTCTTTACTTTTTCTTCGATAATGTCCGGCATCGTTTTATCTCTTATATCTAGGCTCAAATACAGGCGTTTTTCTCTCCATATCAAAAGCACCATATGCTTCTTCTTTTGAAAGTTCGATAATTCGAGTAACATGCTTAATTTCAAAACCCAATTTCAATGCATCATTAATCGTATAGTATTGTGCATCCGCTTTTGAAAGCTTTTTTGTTGCACGAATACAAATAGAATCTATATTTCCGTAGCATACTTCCAAATATACAATATTATTATTACTCATTTTATTTTCCTCCAATTCTTATGAAATTCTTGCTTCAATTCTCACTTTCTAAAGAATTATCGTTTTATCTTAATAAAAACATAATTCTTCCGGCGGGACTTTACTTTATTGCCTTTATGCATTTAAACATTTATTATAAAATTCTGGCAAATATCTTTCTACATACATTTCACTAAATAAATTTTCCAATAATTCTTTTGAATGTAATGTCTTTTCCAGATCTCTTAATTTATATTCGTCATTCCAATAAGCAAAATACCACCTATTATCTTTTACATCGAATATATAAGTAAAGTCCTCTCCTAATACCTCTGAAAGAAGGTCTGTTTCTACAGGTTTTTCTTCTTCCCATTTTGTGATTTCGTTACAATCTTCCCATCTGTTAATATCCCTAAAAGCTGCAACCGTTCCTCTTTGTTCTAATGGCTTACTCATATGCTCTCTATATGTTTTACTTCCACCTTCTTCGACAGTAGGACCAACATTTGCCGTATTGCCTAATGAAATTAATCCTTTTACTTTATTGACATCCTTGTAAAATTTATATAAAATAATTCCCAATCCATCAATGTAACTATCGCAATGATTATAAATGTATGTATATTTTCCATTCTCTTTAATCGCTATACGTCCTCTTGTACTCATGATTTCGCCTCCAAATATCTTATAATTTCTGTTCTCTGTCACTCTTTTTTATATTTTCCGTTCTACATAATGTCTTACTTTCCCATGTCTTATATCTTCCATCCATTCACCATTTTCAAATATATCTCGTAAACATTGTTTTGCTTCATACTCCGTATCAAAAGCAATCTTCCTTTTTTGACAAATCCGTATTTAAATAATCAGGAAGTCCATAATATTTTCGAATAATAGTGTAATATTCTTTACTCATCAACGTATACCTTTCTTTTTCAATAAGTTTTCTATTAAAAATTATAGTTATAGTCTGGATAGACATCGCCAATATTTAAACCTTCCTCATACCACATATGGTCAGAGATTTCTGGTACATCTATAATAATATGGTCTTCATAAGTTTCTTTTACTGTTCCATTAAAGAATTTTCCATCCACATTACATTTCACTTTCTGATTTACTTTAAATAAATGCATTAAATTTGACATATCTTTTTCCTCCAATTCTTATAAAACTCTTTCCGCTTTATATTTATTATCATATCGAATAACATTTCCTTAATTTTTCTGTTATGTAAATCTGACCTTTCCCAGTAACATAGGTTGTCTGAGCAGTTTTTTCACCGTAAGGTGTTTTAAACATTGACTCTTTGACTTGAAAATATCCAGAGTCAATATACCTCTGATACGGGATATTATTTTTCATTAAGATTTTTTGTTCTCTGAGCCACTGGAATAATTTATTCCTTCCGATCTTAATATGTTCATCATTTAGCAATTTTGCCAATTTACCCATATCGATAAGATTACTGGAATCAGATACCTTGTTTGCAAATGCAACTAACGGTTCTTGTTCCTCTAGCTTGAATTCTGCTTGTTTTCTTGCCTCCTGCTCTTCTTTTAACTTTGTCGCTAACCGAATCAAGAAATCTGGAGAAGTTAAGGCTTTCTCCAAAGTTTCCTGCGTCATATACGCTCCATGTTTCCGGATAGACGGAAGGACCTCATCTGTCACCCAGTCGGAAAACCTTTCTGCAGATGGCTTACGGCTCTTAAAAACAAGCTTGTAAACACCCGATTCGGTAAGAAATTTTTCACCTGCATTATTCAATTTTCGGATGTCCTTATCTCGGACATCTGAGTTTTTAACTATAATTGCCTGCTTCTGATTCATTTGAGCAAGATAATTTCTCACTGCGCTCTCTGAAAGATCTAAACATTTTCCAACGTGCTTTGAATTAAATAACACCCGTCCATTCAGTTCAAATACTTCCACTTCATGTCCTTCGAACATTTTAATATTGTTCATCTCTCAATTCCTCCTACTTTGATATAAAACCAAAATAATGACTATACATTTTTATACCTCCTTACCGTCATTTCTTTGATTCGGTAGTAGTATGAAATTTTGAGAATGTAGACAACAGAGTGTGCGGTAATTATAGGAATCAATTATATATACACGATGGAATATTCCATTTTATGTTAAAAGTGAAATCAAAAAAAGGCCGGTTATTCCGACCTTTTTTGTATGATCATCATTAAATCTTCATACATTGTCCTTTTCCATTTCCTCTATTGCTTCAATCCGGAAAGCAACAATTTCTAATGGTGCCTTGTAAATGGCACTTAATCGAAAAAGTAAAGCATTTCCGAACAATCCCGATTGTTTACATTTTTTATATTTTAAGGAGAAAGATGCTCTTGGCATTAAAAGGGCTGCTGCAAAATAGCTTGCTTCCTTTTCTTCTGTTCCCTTTTCTACTTTTTTATTTTCTTTATGGAGATATACAGATCCTATTTTGTAATGCAACACAGAATGAGCAAATTGACGGGCAATGATAAAACGCTTCCATTTAAATCCCATCTTATTGTTTACTACAATCACTTTGTTTCCAAAATCACTCTCCAAATTCACATAGCTAGGAGCAATGACAATAAAACCCTCTTCATCCTTTTTTAACTCAGCATTGACAACTTTAAATCCTAATCGGCGGGATAACCTAGTAATATCTACATAAGTGTCTTTTTCCGGATCACAGCCATTCACTGTCAATAAGCCGGATATTATTTTTTCCATCTCTAGTTTTTCCATATTATTTACCATTGTTTTATCAGTCTTCTTGGTCGAGTACCATATCCCAAGCCCAAGCATAGGAATATATTCCGATATGTTTATTCCATCGAAATTTTTCAGGAAGATAATCTCTCAATGCCCCTTTAAAATCCTCTTGAATTTGTTTTATATCATTTTTATCAAATGATACGTCGAGTAATTCTGATATATTAAAATGCGTATCCCATAAAATTACATAATGCTTTTTCTTCTGTAAATTCATGTAGCTTTGATTACATTTATCCTTCTGTTTTAATGGAAATAATTTCATTTCATCATTATATTCGGGATCAATTTCTTTAAACGTAAAAAATCCATGTCCATCACTTCTTTTAAAAGAGCACTCTCCGAAAGTGCTCTCAGTTATAGATAAATTCAAAGTTTCTATTTCGTTTTCAGATAAATCAGGATGTCTCTCATAATATCTTTTTATAAAATTTTTGAACTCCTTGGTTGATAAGACGCAACCGATGCCGCATTTTTTCGAATAAAATGTACACATACTCTTTCTCCTTTTATTTTTTCTTGTAAGAAAATACACATATTTGATCTCACAATGAATTACCAATACTCTTCTCCTACCGGTCCTCCAAAATCAATTTCTTTTATTTCTTCTCCAAAACAATCTGTTTCGGCACAAACCTCCTCAAAAGACTTTCCATAATATTCCTCTATTCTTTCTTTTAAGCTAGGATACTTCTTTTCTTTATTCTCACCCTTATCCATTTTCTTACTCTCCATTCTTTCTTCAAAACATAGGATTTCTTCCTCAAACTCTCCAGATTCTGTTTCCAGAAATTCACCTGCCGTCGGCAATAAGTCCTGTGGCAAATCTTTAAAATCAACTTCATTAAAATTAACACCAGTAACCTTTTTTGTAATAAGGAATTTTTTATCTGTGACATTGGCAAAAGCATCTCGAATAGTAATCTCATTAGTTAATAACTCTATTAAATTAGGATACGATGTTTTTGTTCCAATCCATTTTGTTTCATCCGAATTGTTAACACAGCATATAAATAGATAAATATTTCTATGTTCAATACATGTAAACAGGATTGGATAAGAGCTTTCAAAAAGGATTTTATCCATTTTAATATCTTGAAAAATAGGTATCTCTCCAAAAATCTTTTCAATTTGCATCAATTTCACCTTCTTCTAAAATGGTAATGTCGCCTAATGCATTATCAGAATTTTTTAACAAATAATACTTCCTTATCAATGAATTTTTTATCTCTTTGTTTAAGGAGGTATTTTTCCATGGATCTTCTTCACAAGTCTTCTTTGCGAGTGCAATGGGTTCTGTTATTGCAGCATATGTATCTACAACTTTCTCAATAAGCCTTTTATCACCTCTTGATATCTCAGTAATTTCTTTTTTGATTATACGCATTTTTTCACAATCAAGTTGCAATACTTTTCTATTTTCCTGTTTAGGTATTCCTCGTCTCCCGTAAATTTTATATTTTTGATAAACCTCTGGTATTACCGGACCAAACTCGCCTGCAATAATAACCGCTTTAAAACACTCCTTATTCTTTTTTAGTAAAAAAGCTACTTGAATATAATAAAGAATTTTTTGTAATTTCAAATTACTCATTGATTCCCCACAACCAGTATCATGAGCATAATTAATCACATATATTGCTACATCTAATACATTGTACATATTCCCTCCCTTTTCTTCATATGATATTCGGTGCATCCATCATATCTATGTCAAATACTAAGTTCTGCAGTCTATGAGTCAGATTATTTTAATCCACAGTCGGTATCCTTTATGCGGAGGCTGAATGCCGATATTTCTTCCGGTAGGGTTTAAGCTTATGTCAGCGGAGATACTGTTTGCTCCGCTGACCACTGATGTTACATTAATCTTACAATTCATCCCACAGCCTAAAGGGGTAGAGGAATTCTTGTTGATACTGCTCATAGTTTATCGTTCCTGACCGCAAAGCATTTATGATTTCTTTATTTTTCCCTTTGATTTGTTTTTCCGATCATTTCTACCTCCAATTTTTTATTTTCCATTCATATATAGTATGTCAGAATATCGGTATACCATATTTTTCTGCACAAATATTTTTCTATAAAAAGATTTCCTGTTAAAAAACTTCCACAGAAAAATCAACCAATCTCAAATTCTGACATACTATATATGAGAAAGTTGGTGCGAATCGGAAGCAACGTAAAAATCCCGGGAGATTCGCACTACAAAAATAGAAATATTGTTCTTGCTTTTCTAAAAAAATAGAAATGTGAAGGATTAAAATATCAAAAATTTGTACAAACTTTCTAACTAAAACAGTGAAATTGTTACCAATTTTATACGATTTCGCTGTCGCATCCCTCGCGGACGCGTGGATTAAAATATGTTTAATATGTGTGTTTTTAATAGTATTAATGGTCGCATCCCTCGCGGATGCGTGGATTAAAATAGCCCGCAATCCTGTCATAAACAGAGGGGATATAGTCGCATCCTTCGTGGGTGCGTGGATTAAAACAGAACAAACTGTGCGCCTATAAATAAAGTACCTATGTCGTATTCTCCTCGGATGCGTGGAATTGCTACACTTTACCGAAAATCTTATCGAAGTGTAGCAGGATTTTCCCTTATAAAAAGGTCCACTACACTATTATTGTTTATCGCATTCCTCGTGAGTGTGTGGATTAAAATCGTAGACATGCAGTACCCTTTTTCTATATTGCATCCTTCGCGGATGCGTGGATTAAAATAGTGGTATGGCGGACTTAACAAAAAATCTTTTTATAAAATCTGTCCGATGTTCTAAAGAGGTTAGATAAAAAATTATACAGAAAAATCGAATACACGAGATTTTTGATATACTATATAGGAAAGGAGGGCAGGCTTTATAAGGAAGTGAAGCCCTGCCGGAAGAAATACCGGCATTCAGTTTCCGCATAGAGAATACCGGCTGGGGATTAAAACGGATGGACTGGGGAAAGTATAAATCCAGCGTAAAGTCGCATCCTGCATGGATGTGTGGATTAAAATTAAGTAAGAAGACAACATAGCCTTGCGTCATGTAGATACAGTCACACCACTTAGGAGGATTAATTATGGGAAGAAGAAAAAAGAATACACCTGTAAGAAAGCAAGACACTTTCATGTCTATTTGTAAAATATCTGGATGGTTATTATTTTTTATTATAATAACAGGTATTTTTACAATTATAGCAACCAACAATCTCTTTGAAAAACACAATGTAGATCTTGTTGGTATAGAACCTAATTATTCATATTCTGATTTTGTTGCAGAGGGATTTAGTCAGGCTTCATTAAATGCAGTTGCTATTATATTTGTATGTTTGGGAGTTACATTTGTTTTGAAATACATACTTCATTGTAAGATAGATTGTACTCCGATAGCTGTAGCATCATGTTTTATATTTATTTTCTATACAGCATTCTCACTGACTGCAGCTGCACCTATTTTTGATTATTCACCTATCACTGATAAAGTAGGATCTTTTATTGAACAAGAAAAATGTTCACATTCTGATTTTTCATGGATCACTACGCAAGATAATAAGTACAAATTATCAGATATCAAAGTAAAGCCTGGACGTTATAAATTTGTTTGTCCACATTGTGGAAAAGTATTTGAAGAGGGATATGCTGTTAAAGTAAAAGGTTCAAAATATAAATGGGATCTGGTAAATAAGAATAATGTATCTGTATCTGCATATGTTTCTAATGAAATAGAATTAAATTATAATGAACGTACACACGTTCATACATCTTCGGATAAATGTGATTCTGATTTGCCAATGAAATTCCATCATTTTGGAGAGTATAATGCTTGTATTGGTAGATATAAACATATGATAAGATTTTGTAAAGATTGCGGGTACGAAGATGAAAAATCACAATCTTCAATTTTTCATTAAACTCAAAGGGAAGTTCTGTAATAGGAGTTTCCCTTTTTACTTTCTAAATCAATCCATTTATCTGAATATATGTTCATGTATTATTGACAAATATGCATCATAGAGCCACTAGAACATAGCCGTTAACCGGCAGAATAAAAGACATAGCTCTCAGTAAAGAAGCTTCAGAAAAATCCAGAGATGTAAATGCTCTCGCCGGAATTTGTAACTCAAAAGTTGAAAAGTTGGCTGAGATTTGTAATATTGGTGTTGGAGAAATGGCAGATCTTATGAATAAAAACGGAGATGACTACTCAAAATACGAAGAATGGGCTAAAAAACTTCAAGGTGTTTATGCTACGCAATCAAAAGAAATTCAGGATGCATATACTTCTATTGCTACAGGTCAATAATATTTTGCGCCGACACAATTACTATTATTTCTTACATATAAAAGAGCAGCTTATTTGCTGCTCTTTATAATTATTCTTCAACTAATTCAAAACGATATTTTTGTTTTACTTCAGGATATTTCTCATGATTCACTTCGGATACAAACATATCATACGGTCTAATGTAAATACTGTAATCATCATATAATGCCTGATAAACTACATATTTTTCTCCTGTCTCTGAATGTTTTGCAATGTATAATACCTGGTAATATTTCCCCTTAAAATGTTTATATTTTCTATTCGTTTTTATTGTTCTCATTTTTTAACCACCTCAAAATGTATAACTTTATATAAGCAAATTATATTTCATTTACTCTTTATTGTCTATATAATTTAATCGAACTGATGTACAAAATGCGTAATTTTTTTTACAAAATGATAAATTTTTTATTATTTTTGATTCATTTCCGTAGAAAAAAACTCATTTTTATGTATAGGGTATAAGTCTAAAAGCATAATATATAGACGTGGAGACTTCATTATTCTGCGAAATACCTCTTTGCGATTTCTTTATAAAATAACTCCTTCGTAAAATCGATTGATTGCGAAAACACTTCAAATTTGCAGATTTTTTGTAACTTTTTTGCATAAGAATCTAAAGATTTGGGACGTAATCCATCTTTTTCGCTTTTTAAAATATCTTTGTATATGCCTTTCAATTCACCATCTGAAACACCGTTGAACAACTCAAACATTCTCTATCTCCTTTTCTTCTTTATAACTTGTGTGTTGCATCTATTTATAAAAAATCCTTTTTGGTATATTAGTCACCAAAACATTTCTTCCGTTAACTAACAGATAACATCTTCAGTTACCAGCACCTGTTCTTTCTCTTCTAAACAGCTTCTTAACTGAAACTCTGCTTCCTGCAGAGCATAAAGCTGAAGCGGCCAGTCGAGGTAATGTTTATTCTGATCAAGCATCTGTTGGTCTTCTTTTGTTTTACAATCCGTAATTTTATTTCTTTTGTTGCATGGTATTTTCTTAATACAGTAATTTTGTTCCACATTCTGGGCAGTAGTTTGGTCTATCCTCTGCAGATTCATCATTACATCCCACAATTTCACCGCAGATAGGACAATAGATATAATCCGATTCGTCAAATCCTTCATATCGAACCTGTGCATCTTTCTGGTATTTCTTAATATCAGAAAGTCCCAAAAGATAATCGGTTGTGACATCAAAAAATTTTGCCAGTTCAATCAAGATCTCCATGCGAGGTGAATTTTCTCCACGACAATAGTGATGAACAGATGCTTCAGA